CATTTCCTTCTCCTTCTATAAGCTGGTTTTCGCTTTTCACTAGCGAGGTAAGAGATTCTAGTCTCTTCGTTTTGAGCGTTTCTTCTTTCAGTGTTCCATTTATTCCACTTCAGATACGCTTTGCATTTACCATGACAATCCCATTTTCTTTTGGTGCAGTCTTGACAAGGGCATTTCATATTTACTCCCAGTCACTGTCATGTGGTATTGGCTCTGGTCTTTCAAAGAGACAACTAATCACAAAGATAATGAATAGTAATATCTCAAGAGCGGTAATCGCTGCTAAGATGATCAAGAGAACAAATACCCATATTGGAATAGTAATCATTTCTTTCTTCCCTTCCTTTCCGGAATAGGTGCTTCAATCACTTTTTGCATTGGTCTTGTATCAAGGTTTTTGATATCAAGTGGCTTATACTTTTCGAGGATTTGACAGTCATCAACCACGAAGTATATTTGCGTTGTAGCTTTGTTGAATCTGTCTCTATGAGTAACAGTTCTTAAATGTCCTTCTATCGCTAACGTATTTCTGTCTCTTCCCATTAAGAGCAAGTCTTCACCCATTTGACCAAAGGCCACTAACTTGATAAGAGTTATGTTTTTTCTTTCTTTGATCGTGATGAATAGTGAAGTATATTTGCCTTTCTTAATTGCGTTGCCATAACACCTGCCAATTAACGTAAAGTGGTTTTGACAAAGCATTATTCCTTCTTTTCTTCCTTTCCGTATTTCACAAAGGCTTCAATGAATGGATTGCCGCTACTTTCTTCAATAGCTTTGAGGTATTGGTCAAACAATCGCATTTGTCCGTCTTCTGAAATCCTATTTTTAACCGCTCCGTATTTCGCCATAGCAATTTTGCCTTGAAGATATAACTTAGCGGCGTATTCGATACATTCATCTTCAGTTCCAAGTCTGAATGTTCCTTCATCTTTGATGATGATTTTGTGTGTTTGAGGGCTTTGCATGATATAGTCAATATCTTCATAAATGCTAGGCACATTAGTGTAGTTATATTGACTTTCCTTATAGTGGTAATACTTAGGCATTGCCTCGCAGATTTGTTTAACTGAGATATTTGGGTTCTCTTCGATTAAGTGATAGAGTTCCCAGTGATAGCCAAGCATGAAGAATTTAGTTCCTGTCTTCTTCCAGATAAGTGCTATCTGTTTCTTATCTAATCTTTTGGATTTGAAGCGGCTATTGGTAGTAGCATCTTCGTGAGTGAGATCGTTGTTCATTATTACTCCTTCCTAAAATGGCAAACTGTCGTCATCATCTTCGCTGGTGTCAGTGTCGCCACCTTGATATTCGTTAGTGATTCTTTGAAGCTCTTCTTGCTCTTCTGGAGATAAATACTCTTTAGGAGAGAAGGCGTTATTGATTGTTGTTTGGAAATAGACAAACTTGTTACCGATTTGGTTTTCCTCTTTGTAGACATAACCAAAGATTTTCTTACCTTGTTTGTCTTCACCGATTGGTAAGTAATGACAAGTGACTTTAATGAAATAGAGGAGTTTAATCTTGATATCTACTACCTCATACTGGTCTAAGAGTTCTTTGAAGAATTTTATATATTGGTCAGTGTCGAGGTCATAGACTGAGACATATTCACATTCAACAAGACGGAAGAATAGTTCTCCGGCAAATCCATTTGCTTTTATCTCGTTATATCTATTTATATCGTTCTCTTTTATTAAATTAACTTTACTTAACTTATCTTTACTTAAATTAAATTGGGGTAACCAGTTGGTATCCGTTTGGTTACCAGTTGGTATACCAAGCACTAAAGCTGCTGGTTTTCCTTTAAGTTCATCATCTGTGTAGACACCATTTGACTTAATGAATAATTTCTTTAAGTCATCAATGTATTCACTTTCCTTAAAGCGGTCAGAACGGATTGTGTTGTTGATTCTAAAATGCTTTTGAAGGATTAAAGTATCTCCTCTAAGCATTAAGAAGCCTTTATTGATGAGTGGTTCTAAATCACCGATATTAGCACCGATAACTCTGATAATGCTCTTAGCGTTAGGAATATAACCTCTATCGTCAGTATCCATACCGAGTTGAAAATAGAGTTCTCTACTACTAACTGGTAAATCTAAGAAAGCATCACTTCTCACTATTTCAGTTGAGAACATTCTTCTTTTGGCCATATTATTTGACCTCAAAAGTTAAGCAAATGTTCAAACTATCAATGACTTCTAAAAGACCTTGACAAACTGGCTTTTTGCCATGCACTTGATCATAGAATTCATCTTTAGTAATATTGAGTTCTTTGATGACACTTTTCACAGTGACCTTTTTTTGCTTTAATGCGGCTCTAATGAGCTGATAATCGTATTTGTTTAAGAAGTGTTCTATCTTTACTTGTGTTCGCATAACTTCTCCTTTCAAATGAGAGGGGGGTTTTTGGTGACCTAGAACCCTTGAAACTAGGGGTAATTTAGTGAGTGAGATTTATTGGAAGCCTACGAGGGCTAATCTCCAATTTTTTGGTATTTGAACCTACGGACTACCTTTTCAGGAACGACCTTTTCAGGTTCAACGTGTTCTGGTGTTACTGAAGTAGTAACTGTGATGAGGTATTTACCACTTAAGACCTTTGGTCTATCACCGACCTTTTCTTTGATTTGCTTATCTAAGTCTTCATAAGTTTTCTTAGAATCCTTAAGAGCATCTCTTTGATCAATGAGTTCATCAAGTTCATCATCTACTTCAACGTCAGCAGGAATTGCTACTGAGTGACCACAGATATGAGCTAGAGGACAATGTTCACAGACGTTCTCGTCATCAATAGGTTCTGGCATCTTATCTTCAGCCACTGCTTTGTTAACTCTTGCTGCTTTTTCAAGCATTTCAAGACATAACGCTTCATGGTCTTTTAAGAAGAGGTCAATAGCCTTAACTTCACCTGTTAATTTGTTAACAATGATGAATAAACCTTGCGACTTGCTAAACTTCCACATATAGGTTAATAATTGCATTGGATACGCTCTAATGTAATGTTTCTTACTTCTTAGGAAGTCTTCTATTGTATTGAGCTTGTCGTATTCAAATGGTGAGATACCTTTGATTTCGACTGGAATGAGTTCTCCTGTTTCTGGATTCTTGACTAAACAGTCTTCTCTACCAGTCATATATGGGTCATCAATTTGCCAACTTCTAACAGTAGGAGTGATAACTTCTAACCCAGCTTCTTTTAACTTCGCAATCGCGTATTCTTCCATTTTGTTTCCTAAATCGAAAATACACTGTGTTGTGACGTCAATAGGTTTTTGGTCTTCCCAGTGTTTAATAAGAAGATATAAATATCTTTCACAAGGGTGGCCGATATTCGAGGCTCTTAAATTACGACAAGGATAGACAGTGATTTTTGCTTCTGTTGCGTCATGCAATCTTTGAGCAATTTCTTTAGAGGTAAAGGCCATATTATTCGTCCTCTTCCTCTTCTTCATCTTGAGGTTCTACGTCAACGACTTCTCCAGTTTTCTTTAACTTGTTAGCCGCTGCGAGTTTTTGGCAGTCATAGCAGTAAATATGACCATTAAATTTAGATTGTGAGTAAGAAGCAGTCTTACCATTGATTTTCTTATGGCAGTGTTCACATTCAAACTCTTCTTCTTGGCCAGTCTTACCACCGTTACTACCAGTCTTGAAGGTGTATCCTTGAATTTTGCTGATATCAATACCGGCTGCTTCAAGTGTTTCAACTTCAATGTTCTTTAAGTTAGGAATGATTGACTTGATAGCGTTTGCTTTAGCGTTTGTTAACGCGGCAATTCTAACGTCACGATCTTTAATTTCTTCTGGTTGTTTCTTCTTATCGCCTTTGCCAGTAAAGAATTCTTCTTTAGCAGAGCGTTGACCTTCACCTTCTACATAAGTGTTTTTACCAAAGGCTCTAACTCTATATGTATAGGTCTTATAGCCATAAGAATCAGTCTCGATAAGTGGGAAACCCTGAACGATTTCAAAGCTAATTCCTAAGAGGGTTGCGACTTTCGTGCAGCCACTTTCTTGAAGGTATGGTTTACCACCAATAATTACCCAGTCATGAGGTGTTGTGACTTTTAGACAAGCAGTCATCACTTTGTTAAGAGCGTTAACTCTAGCGTCAGCTTCTTCTGCAAGTCTAATGACGTCCATTCCACCAGTGAGTTCAGTAACTGCTGGTGCTGGTTGTTGACCTTCTACAACAACGACTTTGTTTTCATCATCTTTAGGCATTGTTTTCTCCTTCCTTTTCATTGATGATTAGTTTTTTAACTGCTTCTATCTCTTCCGATCTTGAAGTGCCATATAGTTTTAGAACGCTGTCAGCTTTGACAAAGTTATCACCATATTCCACTCCACCGCTCTTTTCCTTAATGGCTCTTTTTTTAATAGAGATAGCGGTAGTTTTAGAAACATTAAGGTATTGCATAATGTCTCTATATGACCAGACAGGTTTAGATAGCAATTCTTGTTTTGTGGTTAGATTTATCATAAATCTTCCTCGTTCACTTTTGGAAACTCAAAAGTAAAAAAATAAGCGTCAATCTGTTCTGCTGTTAAGTTAAAGTCCTTCTTCATCTTAGCGATTTCGCTTTGTTTGAAGGGTGCTTTACCATCTAATTTCGCATTTAAGCCTTGAATAGTTACGCCTAAATACTTAGCAAAACCAGTCTTGTTTTTAAGACGCTCGTTGGAATATATAAATCCAATTAAGTTTTGGTAATTAAACTTCATTGCTTTCTCCTTTCTTTGTTCACTTTTGGAAACCACAACACTATATTAGCACTATTGACGAATAAAGCAAATACTTTTTTCACTTTTAGCAAATTAGTTGTTTACTTTGTGAAAATTGTGTTTTAATATATTAGCGAGGTGTTAAAGTATGACGACATTTCAAGAACGGTTGCAACTCGCAATCAAAACTAGAGGAATTTCTCAAAGTGAGTTAGCTGATCGTATGGGTGTTGCAAAATCCCTTATAACTAAATATATAAAAGGATATTGCGTGCCTAAGATGGAAAAGTTTATCTTACTTTGCAAAGTCCTCGCTGTCTCTCCTTCATATCTTCTCGGTGAAAGCGAAGTCATGGACGACTTAGACGGACTGGAGTTAGTGAAATTTGTTAGATTAAAAACTCCTGAGGTTGAAGAAGCCATGAATAGAACTCCAGAAGAAAATCATAGAGTATATATCTACTCTCTGACTGAAGGATTAGACCTCAAAACCCTTGAAGAGATTGAAGACTATATCATGTTCAAGAAGAATAAGAAATAGTCTCCCTCTTCGTAGGGGTCTGCAAAAGAAAAGGGATTAACTACTACCAATAGTTAGTCCCTCATGCAGACTTCCTACAAACTAGATCTCACTCACATTTGAAAGGATTTTTAACTGCTTTTCTATTCTAGCAAGAAAGGAGCGATTATGAAAGTAGTAAAGAGAAAAGGTGCATTTGTTCAATACGCTGACGCAACTTGGGGTATTGATACAAAAGTGAAGATTGGTGATGAATTCAGACACTTTGGTAAAAAAGGCTATGCGACATTAAGTGCTGCTAAAGCTGACTACGAAAGAGCAAAAGAAGAATTCATAGAAGCTAATTCTAATCATCATGAGCATATGTTCTATGAAGAATTAGTAGATGAATACCTTAAAACTCGCTCGATCACTGTGGCCAAAGGAACAGTCTATATGACACAGTCAATTCTTAACACCTATTTTCTACCTTGCTTCAAGAAGCAACTTATTAAAGACTTTATTAAGAAAGAAGTCATCAAAGGTTGGCATCTTGACGTTGCTAATAACCCTAAAATTGGTAGCAACAGAAAAAACAAAGTTATAGGCACTATGAGAGACTTTATCAAGTTTGCCTATATGAATGAATACGTTGACGCTAAAGTCTATCAGCAATGCGATATTTGCTTACTCAAAGTCAAAGAGAATAAGAGTGAAGTCAAAGAAAGAATCGCATGGACGCTTGAAGAA